ATAAATATTGCTGACACTAAAATAAAAATAATGGAACAAGATGTCGAGCAGAACACAGAGTTTAGAATTAAATGGCCACGTGGACAGATGGGTTCATTGCCCGCAGATAGCGAGCAATACATGATGTTGGAGGATTTGTACAAGACCACGGATCGTTTAAACAAACACATTGAATCAATGGCATTGAATAAAGTAAATATTGAATTTTTAACAAAACAGATGGACAAAGTTTTAGTGGATATCGAAAAATTAAAAGATGCTAACAGAGATTTAGGTTATACAAATGGTAAGTCACAATGATAGAGGCTGTGATAGGTTTACTTATGTTTGTAAATGGAGAGATAAAGGAGGCACGTCTGCAACCCTCAATGGCTTTATGTTTACGCGGCAAGCGTGAAGCTGAAAGAACTTATTCTGAATCTGTCACCTACAAATGCTGGCGTGGTAAAGCAGAATTAGAGGATAATATTGATGGGTCAAAATCTATCAAGAAATTGGTTATAGAATAATGATATATTTGTTAAAAAAGCTTTTAGGATTTGATATACTAGAAAAACGTATAAGAATATTAGAAAGAAAAAATTATTGGAGGGAAAAATATAAACATGGCTTATCTGAACGCAAACATACCTCCAATTTATTGTAAAGTCAGGAAAGAATATCTTTATGACATGGACGAAAAATATAAAAAACAAAGTAGTGACTGTGTTGTCTTTGGTGTTACTTCCATTTCAGGTCGTGCACTATTATTTAACATTATGCTTCCAAATGGTGCATGCTATTGGAGACTTCCTATCTCAGCATTTTTTCAAAAAGAGTTTGAAAGATATCAAGTTCCAGATATGGCAGTACAAGAATTGGAATTATGGAATTGTTTTAGCTATTGGCCTAGTGTTCATTGTTTTGATTGGTTGGATGGTTTAAATGGTAAATATATGGGTATCGATAAAAAATTTTATCATGGCAAATACTTATTCACAATTGATTGGGCTCACCCAGATACTAACATCCTTGATACCGAACATTCTGAAATACCTCAAGAACATAAGTGTGCGCATATATTGGCTCTTGATAATGGTAATTACGCAGGTCAGCCTAATAATCGTCTTTTGTGGCATGTTAATAGCTACACTACTGATAACAGTTGGCCTGACTATAAAGTCCAAACTACATACTGGGATGCAGAAGATACAACAATGGTAACAGAGGATTCAGATAAAATGTTTTACCAAATGGAGGAAAAAAATGAATCTGACGCGTAATTTTACTTTATCAGAGATGATTAAATCAGACACTGCTATACGTAAGGGAATAAATAATAATCCTAATGCAGAGCAGATAGAAAAATTAAAAGCGTTGTGTGAAAATATTCTTCAACCGGTGCGTGACCATTTTGGCAGGGTCAAGATCACTAGCGGTTTTCGTAGCGTAGAATTATGTGAGGCTATTGGTAGTTCTGCCAGATCGCAACATGCACGTGCAGAGGCCGCTGACTTCGAAGTAATAGGCACAGATAATGCTGAACTATTTGATTGGATAAAATCTAACCTTTCACCAGATCAACTTATTCTTGAATTCTATACTCCAGGTGAACCAAATAGTGGCTGGATTCATGCGAGTTGGGTAGAAGGAACTCCAAGGGCATCTTATTTGTGGGCTTATAAAAGTGAAGGAAAAACTAAATATAAACCAGTTATTGGTAAAGCTAAAGACCTCATTTAATCCAATCGCCAGAAATCTAAGGTCTAGAACTTACAAACCAAAAGTGATACAATCCAAGAAGTTGTATAACCGCAAAAAGGAGAAACATGGCTATCAAACACAGGATTAAATTTAAAGCTGCAATGGGTAGAGCAGCATTCAGTGAAACTACATCAAAAGCACCAGGCACTAAAATGAAGGAAGAGCCATATACTGGTAGCTACATCACTTCTGAAATAGATGGAAAGTACATAAGCAATAAAAGCTATGAAAAATATTATGGCAAAATGCTGAAAGGATTTAAAAAATAATGTACAGAAAAATGTTACTTGGTGGACTTTTAACAAAAGGATTGAGAGCAGCAGTTGCCTCTAAACCTTATAAAAAATTTAGAAAAGAAGCTATGACTAAGACAGCTGCTTTGTATAAAAAGGCACCACAAATGGATCCTGATAGAAAATCTTTGAAAGATAAAAAATTTATGAGAGGTTTACAGAAATTAGACACACAAAGAGCAAAAGGTCAAAAACTTGTAGACATGACACAATTTGTAATTCTTCAAGCAAGAAAAGCTGGACACAAAAGTGCTGTTAGAGAAATGCGAAAAACTAGAAGAGGATTAGCTAATTATGCAAAAAGTTTAAATACAAAAGCAAAAGCTATGATGATGAGAAAACTTAAAAAGAAAAAATTAAACTAATATGGCAACATCAGGAACTACAACATTTGACTTAAACATAGATGAGATAATTGATGAAGGGTATGAAAGATGTGGTCTTTCAACTAATTCAGGTTATGATTTAAGATCTGCTAGAAGAAGCCTTAATCTTTTATTTGCAGAGTGGGGTAATAGAGGAATTCATCTTTGGAAAGTAAATTTAAATACTGTAGCTCTTGTTTCTGGTCAAGCAGAATATTCAACTGCTGCTAATGTGAATGATGTTTTAGAAGCTTTTGTTTCAACTTCTTCTGCAAACACTGGTGAAAGAACTGATGTATCACTTACAAAAATAGATAGATCTGCTTATGCAGCTTTACCAAATAAAGGAGCAACAGGTCAACCATCACAATATTATGTAAAAAGAGAAACATTACCAAAAATATTTTTATACATAACTCCAGACTTAAATACATACACACATTTAAAATATTATTCTATTAATAGAATTGAAGATGCAGGAGCATACACAAATCAAGCAGATGTAGCTTACAGATTTTTACCTTGTATGTGTGCAGGACTTGCTTATTATTTATCGATGAAAAAAGCACCACAATTAGTACAACAAAATAAATTGGTATATGAAGATGAATTAAAAAGAGCATTAGATGAAGATGGTCAAAGGGCTTCAACATTTATTGCTCCACAAACTTTTTATCCAACGGTAAGTTAACATGGGAAAATACGCAACAGGAAGTAAATCACAAGCAATATCAGACAGATCTGGTCAAGCTTTTCCATATAATGAAATGGTTAAAGAATGGAACGGGTCATTAGTGCATATTTCAGAATTTGAGCCAAAACATCCACAAATACAAAGACGATACACAACTGCAGATGCTATTGCATTGCAAAATACAAGACCACAAAGATTTCAACAACCACAAACAATGAAAACTTTGAATCCAACTTTTGCGCCTAACGATAATACTATTGTAGATTCAGGTGGAGCTGCAGTAACCGTAGTCAATGTTTCATTACCAGGTAATTTTGATTTTCAAGTAAACAGATCTTCATTTACTGGTAATGGTATTACAACAACTGTTGCTTCAATGGTGCCACAAAACCCATCGGTGCAAAACAGAAAAAGACAATTAAATATTTCATTAGGGAGTGTAACAATTACAACATAATGGCTATAACTTATTCAGATTTTTTAACACAAATTAGAAGCTACGCTGAAGTAGATAGTAATGTGCTGTCTGATACTTTGCTTGACCAATTCATAAGAAACACTGAATTAGATATTGCAGGTAAAGTAGATTATGATGATACAAGAAAATATTCTACTTCTAATTTCAACACTAATAAAAGATTTTTAGTGATGCCATCTGATTTTTTAGTGATCAGATCATTACAAGTTTTTGCTTCATCTGATCTTACATCAGCAAGAACATATATGGAAAAAAGAGATACAAGTTTTATATCAGAGTTTAATGGCTCTGGTGCTACTGGCCAACCTAGATTTTATGCAAATTGGGATGAGAATAATATTGTAGTTGCACCAATACCTGATCAGGCATATGCAGTGCAATTAAATTACATTATAACTCCACCGCATTTTACTAGCACAAATAATACATTCTTAGCACAATACCAAGAGGCTATGCTTTTACATGGTGTTTTGGTAGAGGCTTTTGGCTATCTTAAAGGCCCCATGGATATGTACAAACTCTATAAAGAGAGGTATAATGAGGGCTTACAGACTTTTGCGATACAACAAATGGGTAGACGTAGAAGAGCTGAATACGATGATGGAGTACCAAGACAAAAAATTGCATCTCCATCACCGAATACAATATTATAAGGAGAAAAATTATGGCAATAGCACAAGCAGTAGCAAATTCTTTTAAGAAAGAAATCTTAGAAGGTATACATGATCTTGAATCAGGAGGTGATGTATTTAAATTAGCACTTTATACAAGTGCAGCAAATTTATCAGCAGCAACAACTTCTTTTACTACAGGAAGTGAAGTAGCAAATACGGGTCAATACGCTTCAGGCGGAGGAGTATTAACTGGACAATCTACTTCCTTAGACACTGGAGTAGCAATTGTTGATTTTGCAGAATTATCATTTACTGGAGTAACACTTACAGCAAGAGGTGCATTAATTTATAATACATCTGAATCAAATAAAGCTGTAGCTGTTCTTGATTTTGGTGGAGATAAAACAGCAACTGCGGGAACTTTTACAATTCAGTTTCCAACGTTTAATTCAACAAACGCAATATTAAGAATTAGTTAAGGAGGTTGCATGGCTCTTGTCATTGACGATAGAGTTAAAGAAACAAGCACCTCAACTGGAACTGGTACAATTACCTTATTGGGTGCTTCACAGGATTTCGTAGGATTCGTTGGCGGTATTGGTGCCAGCAATAGTACGTACTATTGCATTACTAATACTGGATCCGATGAATTTGAAGTAGGAACCGGTGTTGTCAATGCAGGGGTAACCCTTACAATAACCGTTGTAGATCCTGGTGGTGGTAATAAATATTATACAGATGGTAGTTTACAAACCACAATTAATTTAGCAGAGGGTGTTACTTACACATTTAATATGGATGATGCTTCAGTTGCATCACACCCCTTAAAAATTTCAACAACTTCTGACGGAACACACAATAGTGGCACAAGTTATAATACTGGCGTAGTCTATAAATTAGATGGCAGCGTTGTAACTGAATCTGCATATGTTTCAGGTTTTGCTTCAGCAACAACGAGAAGATTAGAACTAACTGTGGCTGCTTCTGCACCAACTTTATATACTTATTGTAGTTCTCACTCAGGAATGGGTTATGCTTTAACTACAACTGGTACAGGAACTTTATCAAGAGCAACAGTGATATCATCTACTAATTCAAATAATTTAGTTAACTTCTCTGCTGGAACAAAAGAAGTTTTTTGCACAATACCATCGACAAAAACTATTTCACCAGGAATGGAAGCTACGACTTATGTGGTTACACATAATTCCACTTTGTCAGAAGATCAAACTTTAGATTCAGGAGTATTAGCAGGACCAGTGACTATCACTGGAACACAAACAGTAACAGGAACTTTGGTAATTATATAATGAGTAAACTTGAAGTAAATACAATTGCACCACAATGCGGAACAACCCTAACTTTAGGTGAATCAGGTGATACTGTAACTTTAGGAAGTGGTGCTAGTCAATCTGGTTTTGGGAGATCTGGAGCAGTTAATTGGCAAACAACCAAAAAAACACTTGCTTTTACAGCAGCAAATGGAGAAGGTTATTTTGTAGATACTGCTGCAAGTGGTGCAGTAACGATGACATTACCATCATCACCAAGTGCGGGAGACATTGTTGCTGTCAAAGATTACAACGGAAATTTTGCAACAGCAAATTTAACAATTGCTAGAAATGGATCTCCTATTAATGGAGCTAGTGCTGCAGATGTAATTGTAAATACCGATGGAGCATCCATTGTTTTAGTTTATGTAGATGCAACACAAGGTTGGGTAGCAACTCAAGATGATGAATCAACTTTTAGGGGTGAATCTTTTATTACAGCTACAGGTGGAACAATAACACAATGTGGTAACGACAAAATTCATACTTTTACAGGACCAGGTACTTTTACAGTTTGTTCTGTGGGTAGTTGTGCAGCAAACAATTTAGTTTCTTACTTAATAGTTGCTGGAGGCGGAGGATCAGCTTATGACAGAGGTGGTGCAGGAGGAGCAGGTGGTTTTAGAGAAACAAAATCTCCAGCAACACCTTATACTGCAAGTCCACTTGATGGGTACTCAACACCTGGAAATAGAATTACAGTTACAGCAACATCGTTCCCTATTACAGTTGGAGCAGGTGGTGCTGCAAAAAATTCACCTCCATATACTGTTGGTGCAAACGGAGGTGTTTCAACTTTTAGCACGATAACTTCAGCAGGTGGTGGAGGTGGTGGTAGACTCTGTGCTCCTGGTAATGGTGGCTCAGGAGGAGGCGGTGGTTCAAGAGGAACAGGCTGTACTTCGAGAGCAGGTGGATCAGGCAATACGCCTCCTACAACTCCACCACAAGGTAATGATGGCGGTACAGCTCACGATGCTCCGGCTTACGGACAAGGAGGCGGTGGTGGTGCTACTGCTGCTGGAGCAAATGCAACATCAGGAGTTGGTGGTAATGGAGGTGCTGGAGGAACAACAAGTATTAATGGTTCAGCAACAACTTTT